AACTTACGACCAAAACCAGTTAATGTATCATTAGCATCACTAATACCAACATAATCAGGTAAGCCTAATCCGCCTGTTAATAGGCCACCGGGATGAGGTTGTTCATCACCAATCGCAACTGTGTGCCCTAGGTCAATGAGACGAGCGGCAGCAGCAAGTCCTGCCCCCATCGACCCCATAATGAATACGTCAACATCTGCAACAATAGCCATTATAATTAAACCCCGACAGCATTGCGATAAGTATTAAGTAAATTATATAAAGTAGTAACTTGCTGATCAGTTGGAATATCGCTAGGAGTAAATGCCTGAAACTCAAGTGTGCCGATATAAGGCAGCGCTAGTCCACCAGAACCGGAAACACCACCAATAAATATCGGACTACTACCACCAGTAGTATCAGTTAATATATTAGGAACAGTTGCACCAATCTTAGCACCATTACGGAATACATCTACATCATTAACATTATTACGACGATAACCGATTAACCCACCTTGACCATTAACTGTTGCAATTAGAGAAGGCCCACCCGCATAAAATGTTGCGGTATTAGCACCACGGTTAGGTCCATTTCTTAGAATGGAATTACCAGAAGCAATACGAGCACCGCCAGTACCTGATGTCGTATCGCTCCATGTCCAGAAAGAGTTTTTTGGTAATGCACTTACTGGGGGGATAAATAATGTACTAAGTGCATTACTCCCGTTAAATACAGTACCAGCAAACGAAGTTTCTGGATTAGGAGCACCGGAATCAGCGATGATCACTGGGGTAAAGGAACCCGGTCCACCCCAGTTAAGACGGCCATCAGCGGCGTTCTTAGCACGACCCACCCAAAGAGTGCCGCCCTCACAAAGCTTGATCCAGCCCGAAGACCAGAGCCCTGCGTAAAGAGCCTTAACTGCATCAGATTCAGGCGTAGTTAATACACCCGTCATACGGGACATATGAGCAGCGACTCGTTGACCAATATTAGGATCAACATTTTCACCTAACCAATAACGCATGGTTAATGGTGTTTCTGGTGCTTCTGCTACTACGGAAATACGACCCGGAGGAACCTTTTCATAGGTATATCCAGCACCGGGACCATAAGTGTCTGAACCAGCAGAGAAGAGGGCAGCGTCTTGTCCGAATGCCACAGAGGCATAAGCCGTTTGGCTTTCATTCTTGAATGAGAAAACACCAATACCCGGTTGATCTAATGGAATAGCTTCGACGGCATTTACAGGAGAAGTCCCGTAATCCCCGTTGGCATCAAAATAGAAGGGGAAACGATCCACCAATGCGACCTCCTGTAAATAATTAACTAATATATCCCACGGAACTATTTCAGTTTCACCACTAAGATTAACAGTGAGAATCTTGTTAACACTAGGGTCAGTAATAGTGGGACTTAATGCAATAGCATTTTTAGCAGCAACAACAGTTATTAATGTCTGTGTAGTAGAGGTCTCTCTACGGTAGACGTAAGCAGCAACACCCGATGTCATGTCACCCACGACACGGAAGTACGCCCCATCTGCCACAGCAGCCCTACCAGAGGCGATATCAGCATAAAGCTGACCAGTGGTGGATAGAGCAGCAAGAGCGATCTGAGCTTGCTCATTGGCCGCTACAGCCGCAGCCGTATTGGTAGCAACAATGCCTTCGTTGATCTGAACTTGAACACGAGAAGCCTCAATAATACTAACAAGAGGCATTATTGTAGAATATGCGGCTTCTACCTGATTTGCTCGTAAGATAATGATTTCTTTATCAGCAGCAATCTGGATAGCATCAGCATTAATCTGTGCAGCTTTCTCAACAATAATAGCTGTAGAAGCAGCAACAGAACCCGGAACAGCTAATAATGCAGTTGTATTAGTATTTAATACGAGTAATTCGTCAACATGAGTAATAACTAAAAGTAAATTACCTATATTTTCACCAATATTAAATAATGGCTCCATATTGGCAGAAACATGCTGAATAACAGCAATATTTTGCGCGACAAGACGCACAGACGGATAAGCGTCTCCAATCTGTTCATCGATAAGAACAGTTGGATCACCAGTATTAAATGTATTTAAAGCCATTATACAAAACCTCGTGATTCTAACTTCGTTTGACTCGTCGCAAATGTATTATTGACTGAATCGTTAATAATGACCTCGGAACAAGCTGCATTAAATGCATCTAAATGAGTCTGAGAAATCACGAGATTTTCCTGACCATTCATATTTCCGAATATCTTGTATGCCACGTATGATTGAAGGGCATTATTAAGATATATAGGCAAATCAATATCTTGGGATAATACATTATCACCTTCTCTTTCGAGTAAGGGATGACGTGCCTGATATAGAATTGCGAGGGCTTGCCCAGCTACAGGACGAGGAACCTGTAATGTGTCTGGCAGAGGCGTGAACACTGAGTTCACATTATTCCTATCATTAAGAGGTCGAACTTTTCCAGTGGAATCGAAAACCTCGGTAATTTTAATGACATCCTCGGTAAAAGGTTCTGCCATTTTATCTTTAATATATAAATAAGGTTCATCAGACTGATTAGATTCAGAATATCTAGATTTTAAATGATAATTAGTAATATGAGTAACTTGTTCAATTATAACATTCTTTTCCAATAACGAAAATCGAGTATATATTTTTAATAACCCATCATTTACATGATCGATTACCTTAGGTCTCTCAGTTATTTTGATGCTACCAGCACCGTTTGAACCAAGAGAGAGATTACTTAGTTCACCATAACTTAACTTAGTTAGTAATTCATTTAACTGCATCGAATTTATCCTTATTAGACGGTATACGAGCTTAATGGACTCGTATTATCGTCCGAAGTCTCATGACCCCAGAGTTCCTCATCTTCATGTGTAGGGGCGTAGACTTCTTCACTCGGTTTCCATGGATTTAAATACATTAACATGGAAATGGTGTCGATGCAGTCGTCTTTACCCTTTAAACCATTATACGTAGCTAGTTTAATCTGACTAAAGAATGTAGCTATAATCTTAGTTAGCTTCATTTCTTCAGGCCAGAATATTTTACCAGCCTTAAATAATGGAACTACTAAATTAAAGCGATGTAATTTATTAGTAACTGGTCGAATACCCGGTGCTCCTGATTTCTCGGACGAAGCGAAGCTGAACCAGATATTACGAGACATCATTTCTTGTTGGAGCCAGTTAATAAAGGCTAATTGTTGCCCAGTAACTTCAATACCAACAGCCTGTGGCTTATATATTTGAACCAGACGGAATAAATCATTAACTGTTTTATCCATTGTCTGACGTTCACATATGCCATCAACCCAGAACCAATCACCTTGAGCATTATACGCCCAAACTGAGATGACTGAGAAGTCGGCGCTTTGTTTTTCAGAGACAGAGAAGTCAGTAGTTATATAAAAATTAAATGCAGATTTCATCTGCAATAATTTCATTCTATTATAGAAACGTAATTCAGAATCCTGAACTAATCGTTCTTCTTCAGAACTAATACGCAGCATCAATTCCTGCATAAAGCCTGCAACCTTACCGGTTAATACTGCATTAGTGTATTGTTCACTAACATATTCAAATGTGAATCGATCTTCCCATGCTCCGCAGAATTCTTCCTTCGTGCAGGGGAAATTCTCACACACCGGCCAGACGTTGACGTCCCATGCACCAGATTCCACTGCTTCAACGAGAATATCGGATTTATTAAACGGTGTTCCGTTAAATATAATCTTACGTCGAGTAGGGTCTAATGCGTAATTAATACCTTTATAAACAGTATCTTTAATAGCATCCATAGCTGTTTTGGATCGAGCGTCTTCATCGCTCACAAGATCATCTAGGATGGCTAGTACAGGGCGCTTACCAAATATCTTGGTGCCTCGGAGACCTGTCTTGGCTCCGAACATCTTAATACCTAGTTTATGTCCATCCTTATTAGTTAATTCAATATAACTATCAGTAAAATGGGTTTCTGGAATCCATTCTTGTAAAAAGTCACTAGTATTATATCTAAATTCGATGTTTTTTCTTGCAGCTTTAACACCGTTTTCCATCGAATCAGACACATAGATCATGCCGGATATCTCTCCGAAGAATGGGAGATGCCCAAATGTGCCAATAAATAGAGCCATATATTCAAAGAATAATGTTGTCTTAGCAGCACCACGAAAACATAGATTAGCTATCTGATTAATAGGGCTAATTACCTTATCAAGCATCTTCAGATGGAGGGGAGGCGTCTTATTGCTCTCACCTTCCTTACCATTGACCAACTTAATAAAGTTCATAAATATTAATGCGAACTCAGTTGGTATATATTCATTACTATTAAGAAATTTATAACTGACTTCATCGAGATAGGTGTCCAGACCCTTCTTATTGAAGTCCTCTAAATCTTTTTTAATAGTATCTACTAACTGTTGGGTCTGGATATCCATTATTATTCTTCCCGTATTAACTTTGAACCAGCAATATCGATGGTTTTCATTTCTTTGTCCTCAATAAGCTGACGTTGAGTACGAGCCAGCCCCTCTAGGGTAGCACGCATCTCACTCATGCCGCTATTTTCAACCTGTCCAATATTAATCTGGACATTAGTATCCTTAGGTTTAGCTAAATGCGTAAGAATACTATTAGCTGCGTCAGTTCTAACTTTTTCACTCACAGCAGTAGTCATCAAATCATACTGCACACTAAGTGCTTTTTGATACATATCCTGATTTAATACCCATGCTGGAATTATAGAACGTTCCATTATGAGATTAACAAGCTTACCCTTATGATAAGCAGCTACATACGCACTAATATCCTTCGCAGATGTCCCCTTTGACATGAGATGAGCGTGCCGAGCGGGAAATGTACGAAAATATGCGTCCTGATTATTATATCCCATCATTTTGTAGCTAACATATGCTACAGCATTAAGATAATCTTCTAATTTAAACTTACCTTCTTTCAAAACAATACTATATGTAATGAAATTTTCTCTAATATTTTCTGCTATTAGAGGATCAGTCGATATTTGATTAAGATTATCTGTTAATTCTTGTGTAATTAATGTACGTAAATGAGCCGGTACGCTATTTTGAACGTCTTTAAGAGTTAATGCTGGAACCAAGGAAGAAGAACTATTAGTGGGTGCTTGTTGTGCTTTAGGGGCACTTGAGTATTCTGAATTAAATAGGCTCATTATCTTAAATCCTTGCAATCGTAAGCGTCTTCAGTCTTATTTCGGAACCGATTCGGTCTAGTCTTCCACCGAATCCCTCTTGATAGGTGTGGGTCTTATCAATCGAGGTCTTGGGGGGATGAGGTCTGTGATTATCGCGCTCATCCCCCTCTTTTCGATTATGCGCTAATCATACGTCTTTCTAATATTTCCATATAATCAGCCATAATAGTACGCTGCTTGCGGAGGTCTGCCCAACCCTCTGCACTCAGGAGACCCATGTTGCCTCCACGAGCTTCACCGACTTCTTCACCTCGTTTAATAAATGTATCTAATTTATTAAATCTTTCAGTTAATTCATTAAATTCAATTTCCATACGTTCCATGTAAGTCTTTGGTTCATTCATTAACTTAGTACGAAGTTCATAACCCATTAATGGCCATATCTGATTAATGGCATCATTCTTGGCTATCTCCTCACCCACATCCTTCTTGTAATTCTCAGGTGATGCACAAGCACTCTTGCCTATCACCGTGAACCCGTTTTTGAGAACCAAGATACAGAAGGTTAATAAGGAAACCGATTCATGAAATAGATCGGGGTCAACACCTTCATATGCACCTTGTAGTGCCTGCTTACCTGTGAAAAAGTACTCACTCTCAATATTAGCTTTAATATTATCAAAGCTAACTCGTGGTGCTTTGCTGATTTCAGCGAGATGCTTTTCTAATTCATTATCAGACATGGGTATTATCCTTTTAGCCCTTTATTGGGCTTGGGCATTTAGGCGCATTTTAAGTAGAGAATCAAGATGGGTGGACAACTTAAGACTAATAAGGTCAGAAAACGTATATTAAAAGAAGCTTCAGCATTATTAGTCGATATTGGTGGACGATGCTGGTTAGCATCCCCAATAGGAAATCGAGGCCATCATCGGCTTATGATTGAACTGAATGGTGTTTCACGCTTTTGTCCTGTGCCGGGAACTCCGACAGATGAGGACTTCGCAGTGCAGTACACAATGCGTGATGTTAAGCGGATTATTAAAGAGATAAATAATGCCTCTATGTCGTAGAATATCACCATTAGTGGAGTATCATTATTTGCACAGTGATAATATAGATACTGTTACTAGATGGTGCTGTGGGGAATATTATAAAATACCTATATCTCAATTAGTTATGTCTATTGCAGGTGTTACTTATTTAAATGGTCGTGTATTATTTGGTGAATATGTAGTTAAAGATATAGATGGTTTATTTAAAACATATACAGCAGATGACTTTATCACTCTATATAAACCAGTTAAGTCCATAATCTGAACCAAGAAGGAAAACGCTATGCCGTTACGATCCTTCCAAGCAGCTATCTCAGAGGACAGAGAGTCAACTGCTCCCTTCTGTCTTGAGATATATGGGCTCCCTCAGATGGGCTCTGTGATGGTTCTATTAGGTAAGATACATCTTAATAGAAAACTTACTAATATAGAATTAAGAGATTTTTTAGATATGGTTGATAATAGTACAAGTACTGTTATGAATAGTCATTATGATGGGTTAATCATCATCCCTGCAAATTTTGCTGCTCTCTCTGTAAAGCTTGTTGCAAATTGTCAGGCACACGCCTAAGGGTTGTATCGTGATCTGCACCCTATGAATAATAGGCTCTAATCTTAACTCTATAATATATAGAGAAGAGAAACCAGAGAACTATTGTCTAATGAGTAAACTCATTAAACCTAAAAATAGGGAGAGGATTCCTAATAATGACAGAGAATGAACGTATTAATCGTAAAGCTATTCTGGATAGATTAACCCCTTCCTTAAATGGTAGAGTTACTTTAGAACAAGAAGTCTATTCAGATGCTATTAATAATACATTCTGGGTAGGTGTTATAGTTGGTGTAATCTTTACATCTATTATTAGTATAATTATTATAAATATTTAATTGTGATTCCCCATCTGTCTAATTGGTAGGACACTGGATTTTGGTTCCAGAAATCTAGGTTCGAGTCCTAGTGGGGAAGCCAATTCAATATAAATACCTTCGCCCGTATAGCTCAGTTGGTAGAGCAGTTGCCTTGTAAGCATCAGGTCGTGAGTTCGATTCTTACTGCGGGCACCATTATTCTAGTAATATTATTATATAATTTTATATAGAGTATTTTTATATAATATTTTTGCAGTACGAATATTTTCGTAGTGATGTATCATTACAGTACACCTAGGTCGCTCGACCTAAATAACGTAAGTACCCCCCCGGTCTTACACCTATTACACCCATACATGCCCCACCTCTCGTCGCTGCGCGACTCTTGGATGATCATATCCATTGGAGGCTACTCTCATGTCTACCACTGCACCTGTTAAGTCTGCTGCTACCGCCATCACGTCCATCATGGACACCATTGGCACTGTTGCTCACTCCATCACTCGTACTGTCACCACTGCTACCGCTGGTCTCGACATGCTCGATACCTTCGTCACTGATGCTAAGTTCCGTCAGGAGAAGCGTTCCATCGCTGCTAACCATACCTTCCTCACCGAGCTTCTCGAAGAGACTGCTCGTGAAGAATCCAAGCGTCAGCTTATTCTCCTTAAAGAACTAACCGCTGATGATAACTTCAAAAAGCTTTATACTGAAAATCATGAAAAGCTAATGGCTATTCTGATTCCTCAGGCTTCCTAAAACTACCCTAACTCCCTAGCAATAGGGGGTTAGGTTAATAATACGATAGACTATTAAACATATCTATGTATAGGAGACTAATATTATGTCAATCATCTTCATGATAATCAGTATTACTCTCCTATCCCTAGGATTGGAGCGTAATCTCGAACATCTCATCTATACCGGTGGGATGCTATTCATTATCTCATTCGCATGCTTGGCATATGAGATTGCTGAATTTTATCTTAATCGCTGTGCTAATAAGGATAATAATCAATGAATTATATTTGGTATTATGTTGGATATAGCAGATGTGGTTATACCATTATTGCTATTCATAATAACAATACATATGAACAGGGACCATCTGATTGTGTCATGATGATTCCACCTATTGGATGGGATTATTAATATGATTATGTATATCGTGTATTATATCAATCATCATGGATATATTCATCATACTTATAATGATGATTATGTTCATAGCACTATTCATCCATCTGAATCAGTGATGATGGTCCCTCCAATCGGGTGGGATTATTAATATGGCTTGGTCATTTAAAATACGTCTGAACCAGAATGAGGTAGCTCTTATCTCAATGGGAGGACGTGTCTGTCAATATAAGACATTTAGACGTAATCCCTTAAGTAAATATGTTAACTCACTGAAACAACGTAAGAATGTTGTAATGGAGCTAACAGCCAATGAAATGCATGTAATACATCATTGGTTATCTCAAGGTATTGAACATTATAATCGTGAGCCATCTATTGTTAATGGTATGAAGGCTCTTAAAAAGAGATTCATCTAATGGAAAATACTCATCCAGCTTATGTCACCATTACTCAAGGTATGCGTGGTTATTTCGCTGTTCTATTATCATGGAATATCGAACATGGTGGTTTCTATGAACCATGGAGCAGCGGTATTGGCTCATACGAGACCAAGGAAGCAGCTATTCCTGAAGCTAAGGATTGGGCTGAATCTGAAGGCATTGAATATCGTTAATATTAACATCTGAACCAAGGAGATAATCCAATGGAACGTTCTATACGAGCATGGCTCACTGCCCATGAGATGCCTCTGGACGCCCATTTCACATTCTTCATGGGTTGGGTGCGGCAGAACGAAATGTCCGCTCTAGACGGCATTGTGTGGTGCTGAGGAGCTATCGCTATGACCAAAGAAATCCAGAAGCTCATTGATACAGCCCAATTCAAGGCTGACTCTTATAAAAGGCAGGCTGATACAGCTAAATCCTTTAGTGAGGGTAATCGCTGTAATAATATGTATAGTCATTATATGTTCGTAATCGAATTCATACGGAGTAATAGCAAATGATGTTTCTACGTATAGCTGCTGTAACTTATTTCCTTGTGGGAATAGGTGCAGTTAGCCTTGCATATGGATTAACGTGATGAAACAGAAGATATTGGTATCTATTGAAACTGTATCTCTCGATAATGTTATGGAACTAATCCTTCTATATCCGGGAGTAACTAAGGTTGAGAAGATCGTTGATCCCTCAACTGTTGTCGTTCAGCCCTTTGGTCTGGATGCTATTCAGCAAGAGAATAAGGGTCTTATGATTATTGGTACTGATACCTATAATCGTGAGGATCGTGCTGACTTCATTGTATGTCAGAATATCCGTAATAAACTAATGGCTAATGAAATGTGTGAATCCCTTAATAAGAATGAGCACAATACCATTTACTATGTGGTTGTTGAACATAATCATCGGCTATGCCGTGGTATGGAAGACCTCGTTTAAACCATTGAACCAGAAGAGGAAATAT